ATTGTGCGCCCAACCAACGATAGACTTTTCTATCACTGCCTTTAATTTCGGTTCCAACTGGTATTGATGTTTGTTTTTTTGGCATATTACTTTACTAAATGTTTTTCTGTTAAAATCTTAAATTCCCATTTTCTATCTTTACAAAACTCTTCTGCTTCTTTCCATTTCGCTTCATTAACTTTCCAAGTCTTTAGTTCTCTTAAATATCTATGTTTACTCTTTGCAGTCTTTCCCATTTTGGGTGGACGGGTTTGTATATCTGGTTTAACCTCAATCAACGTATGCTTGATGTTGCCATCAGTATCGCGGGTTTTGATAAGAAAATCTACATAATATCTATGCATTTTATTATCAACTGGACTATAGTATGGTATTACCACTTCTTCACTATTCCAAGCAATCACTGATGGATTATTATCACAATAACGCATAAAGGTTCGTTCCCACAAACTTCGGTATTGTACATTATCTACATTACCAACGTATTTGTCGCGGTTTTTAACTTTGTATTTGCCTTTATATGCCATCGACTATATTTATATAAATAGAAGATATAATAATTATCACATCAATTAGAGAATAAAAATGGGTGCATTACAAATAATCAATAAGGTCGGCAAGTGGATACAAGATAATAAAGCCGCCTCGGGTGCTTTCGCAGGTGCTACTGGAGCTGGTACAATTGGATTAAATGATTTGTTTTCTGGGCCTGATATATTGCCAGATAATTTAAAAGGGGGCGATGTAGTTGTACAGTTCCCTGAGGATAATGTTTCGGGTGGTGACTTTTGGACTGAACTTACTTTTTTTAGTTGGAAAAGATCTAAAAATGGTGTACATTTAGACGATGATACATTTGATGGGGTAAATACACAAAGTTCAACAACCAAAACAGACTTTCTAGGTATATGTAAATTACCTATGCCTTTACAACTATCAACTGGTTATTCTGGTAGATTTTCTGAAGCAGATAATATGAGTGTAGATAGGGACGGTACTGGTACTATGGGTGATCTTGGTGAAAGGGTTGGTGGTATTTTCACTGGTCTAGGTTTGGAGATCAAGGCGGCAGGAAATGCGCTTGCAAATCTTAATAATACTGCTAAGATGTCAAATGCAAGTATTAATAATAACCATATGGGAATGCAATATGAAGGTGCAAATCTTAGAGGACATTCTTTTAGTTGGAGATTGTCTGCCAAAAATGCATCTGAACAGTTGGCAATTCAAAAGGTTATTTTCTATTTAAAGGCAATGTCATTACCTGCCAATAATTGGGGTGGTGCAGAGGATTTTGAATTCTTTAAACAGACTTTGGAAGGAATGTCAATGTCGGCAGATGAAGGTGTCAAAATTCCAAAATTACCATCCGACGCAACTGCAGAATCCACAGGTGGTGGCAGATTAACAATTCCACCAACAGTTGCAATAAGGTTTTTAGATGGTGATAATGAAAATGAATCTTTATTTAAGATTAAGGATTCATTCATCACAAACGTTGAAGTTAATTATACATCTTCTGGTACTTGGACACCTCATGTAGACGGTTCACCTATGGAAGTTCAAATTAATATAACACTTAAAGAAGTGAAAATGATTACACGTAAAGATGTTTTAGCAGGATATTAAGATGAAAAAATACGGAGATCTATTACCAAAACTAGAATATAATGGTGTTACTATTACAGACATAACACATAGATTTGTCATGTCGAAAGGTATAGAAAAATATAAAGGTTTATATTTTAAAACCACTATTAAGCAACACCAAACACCAGAAGTTGTATCTCATGTATTATATGGAACAACAGATTATTGGTGGGTAATATGTGCCATTAATAATGTGATGGATCCTTTTTACGATTGGGTTATGCTTGAAAGTGAAGTTTATGTATATGCAGAAAAGATTTATGATGATATTAATGATATACATCATTGGGAAGATGAAGACTATAATATGTTTGATTCTAATAATGCAGAAGAAACTTTAGAACCTATTACTAATATAGAATGGGAAATATATAAAAACGATAAAAAATTGAGAATTAATACAATTAAACCAAAACATATAGAACGTCTTGCACGTGAATTCCAATCACTAACAAAAACTGTAAAACAACAATACCAAGAAGGGTAGATAGATGTCAGATTTAATTAATACGAAACAGGCGTCAGAATGGAACGTTTCTATTGTTACTATGAATGGTGAAGAAGTTTCATTAACACCTTTAGTTCAACAAGTATCTATTTATGAATCTGTATATAATAATTGTATGTTTGGACATATTATATTCTCTGATAATGTTGGTACAATTGAAACACTTGGTTTAGTAGGTACTGGTGAAGAGAAGATAAAAATATTTATCGAAACACCAAATTACATGACTGATATGGATACAACTGATTTTGAAAAAACATTTGTATTAAATTCATTATCAAATGTTAAACGTCATCAAGACGGAACTGGTAGAATGACTTTTAAAATTGGTTTTGTATCACCATTCTTAATTAAGAATAATAATACCAAAATTAGTCGGTCATTTAACTCAATGTCAAGTGATGAAATTGTTGATTATATTGCGGCTGAAGTTATGGAATTTGGTGTTGATGGTGATACAACATTAATATCAAATACACCTACCAAACGAACTAAAAATATTGTAATTCCAAATTGGAGACCTTTTGAGGTATTAAACTTTCTTGCTAAAAATTCAGTTTCTGTAGACGGTGATTCTGATTATATATTTTATGAAAATAACGAAGGGTTTCACTTTACAACAATTGAAGCATTAAAGAATAAACCTATTACTAGAACGATAACGGTGTCTGAAGTCAATACAGATTTATTTGGTGCCGAAGGTGGTGGTACATTATCAGGAAATAATGCAGTGAAATATGAAGAAACAGAGAGGTTTGATTTCTCAAAAAACATATCAAAAGGTATGTATGGTTCTAAAATAAACACTCATAACATTTTAACAAAACAATATGAAACTTATGAAATTGTAAATGAACCATTAGATGTTGTGTTGGGTGATGTTGGTTTTGGTGATGTTTATAGAAAAGAACAAATACCTAACGCACACGTTGGTTTTATGACTTCTGATTATATTTACAATATGCACAGTAAGGAAGAACGTTCACACTATGCACTTTACGATATGAAGATGACAAGTTTTAGGTCTAATATTATTAAGTTTGATATTGCAGGTGATAGTAATATTTATGCAGGTGATGTTATTGAGTTGTTAATACCATCAACAACTGGTGAATCGCAAGAAATGGATAAATATATGAGTGGTTCTTTTCTAGTATCTGCAATACATCATAAACTTAGTAATGCAGAATACGTAATGACTTTAGAATGTACTAAAGATGGTTTTGATTTTGATGTAGAAGAACCAATTATATCAGCGAGAGGATAATATTATGCAATTTATGGGTTTTGATGGGTTTGTTTGGTTTACTGGTGTTGTAGAAGAGCGGAACGACCCTATGCGTCTTGGTCGGGTACAAGTTAGAATTTTTGGTTTACATACTGCAAAGAAAGTAAAAGGTAAAACTGAAGGAATACCAACTGAAGATTTACCGTGGGCTTATCCAATGCAACCAATAACTTCTGCCGCCATGAATGGTATTGGTACAACACCATTAGGACCTGTTGAAGGAACGCACGTTGTTGGTTTTTTCAGGGATGGTTCTAATGCACAAGATCCTGTTATAATGGGAACATTAGGTGGTTTTCCAATGGAAGGTTCTGGTGAAGCAGGTTTTAATGATCCTAATAAATTTTACCCTAAAACAGATGAAGTAATACCAGATAAAGATTATCTAAAAGAACCAGATACCAATAGACGTGCAGTAGGTGATTTTGAAGATCCAGTAAGTGGTGATTTATGGTTTAGTAAAGATACTGCATTAACAGATAAAGAAGTAAATGAAGATATTGGTGAACGTGTATTTGATAAAAAGGTATTAATTGCAGATGGTACTAATTCTGGCATAAACAGTGAATGGGACGAGCCAGAAGATCCATACAAAGCACAATACCCATTTAACCACGTAAGAGAAAGTGAAAGTGGACATGTTGAAGAATGGGATGATACACCAGAAGCAGAAAGGTTAATGAAGAAACATAAGTCAGGAACGTTTGAAGAAATCCACCCTGACGGTCAAAAAGTAACAAAGGTTGTTGCCGATAATTACCATATTGTTATGGGAGATGAGTTTATACACATTACAAAGGATGAGGATGATTTTGGTGGTGATTTATATGTTACCGTTGAAGGTTCTGCACACTTTAAAGTAAAGGATGATTGGAATGTGGAAGTAGGTGGTGACGTTAATATAAACGTTGGTGGTAATTGGAATGAGGAAATATTTGGTAATAAGACAGTAAACATTGTAGAGAATTATACAAGTGAATCGTTTGCAACAACAAAGATTGTTGGTAACCCTATTCACTTAAATCCATAACAGGAGTTTCAAATGGGCGTTCTAGACGGAATAATTGATAATGTAACCAATACAATAGGTGATGTTGTGGATGCAACATCGTCTGAAAAAAGTTTAACGCCTGGTTTCGATATAAACACACCAGATAGTGGTTATTTTACAGGCGTTGAAGATGCAATGACATCATTGGGAGGTGAATTAAAGTCACCTGCCTTCGCAAAAGTAGATGAAATGAAAAACGCATCAACTTCATTAAACGTTACAGATAACTTAGATAAATATACTTTAGAGCAAGCCTTTGGTCAATCTAATGCTAATGATATGTGGGATACATTAACAGAAGTACAAAGTCTATCTGACGCTTTTGATGAGTGTGGTAATTATGCCCAAGATGCACTATCTTCTGCAACTACTGATTATATTAAGAACACTGGTATCCAAGAAGCCGGTAGAGAGTTAGCCAAAAAGTTAGGTCAAGGTTCAGATATGGTTGATTGTGTATCTGGTTTTGCGACCTTATTCGATTCTGCAGGTGTTATGGACGATGCAATGGGATTGGGTGATTTACCACAAATACAATCTCGAATGCAAAGTGTTATACGTGATGCAACAGATCCAAGTAAACTGTCTAATATGCTAATTAACTTAGATGTTGTTAGTGGGTTACTTGATGATTTTAATGGTATGTGTACGGGCATGAAAGATGCATTTAATAAATTAATACAATCAGATCTTTCTGCTATTAATGCATCGTTGAACAAATTAGCACAGTGGGCAGCCTTTGCAAAGATTGCCAATGCAGATCCTTGTGCTCTTGTAAATAATAATAAAATGCTTTCACATATATCTGCTCCAGTGATGGATGATATTGTTAAATTATTTAACAAAGCAACTGGTGGTAGTGCCGGACCAGAAGCCCCTATTATTCCTCTAGGTAATATTTTAGATGGATCTGCTTTACCATCATTACCAACTTTCAACCAAGCACCAGGCTTAGGTTTAGAATCATTCTCAACATATTTTTCAAGTATTTCAGCTGGGGCCGAAGATGTTGTTGAAGGTATTGCCCCTATGTTTAATTCTGCTGGTGTGTTTTTAGGTAATAGTTTAGGTGAAATGGGAGCGAGTGTATCATCACTACTAGAAAATAAAGGTGCAGTAGAATTTGATTCTATCTTAAAAGGTAGTAACTTAACAGAGGTTGTTGAAACTACTTTAGATGATATGGCATTTGACGAACTTAATTTCGATATAGAAGAATTAACATCTAGTGCAAGTGAATTAACAGATATGGCATTTGACGAAATTGCTTTAGATACACCAACCATAATCGCAACAAAATCTAAAGTAGTTTCAACATTATCACCAAAAATGGCGGCCGCAGTATCAACATTAAGTAAACCATCATCAGGTTCGGGTGCCGATAGTGCAACTCCAATTCCTGCTCAACCAAAACCCCATTCAGTATCAAAATCTATTAATAGAAGTGTAGGTAAAGAAAGTGTATATGAGCCTAGTCCATTTACTGCCGCTTTAGAGGGGTTTAAACAGACTGCAGAAGATGTTGCAGATGAGTGGAGTGAGAAATTTGAAGGAATATCAGATTCATTATTAGACAATTCCCCTTGGCCAACTGACATGAAAAGTAATTTCGATTCGCAAAATGTAAAGAAAGAAAAGACTAAAACTTGTAGTTGTGTGGGTGCTTCAGCCGCGGGTGGTTCTGGTACACCACAACAAGTATGTGCATCTAGAGGGGGTTCATGGAAATGTGTTAGTGTTAAAAAAGATAAAACAGTTAGTGGTAATACATATAACCATAAAAAGAACGTTGAGTTATCGACCACATTACCATCAAGTACACCATTTGATGTAAGTACCATAGGAGTGTAATATGCCAGGAGCAGTAAGGTTAAATGATGTTTGTACAGGTCATGGTTGTTATGGTAGTCGTGGAAACATTTCTGCTTCACCTAATGTGTTTGTAAATAGTCGTGGAGCACATAGAGTAGGTGATTCTTGGGATAGCCACGGTTGTGCTGTTTGTCCTGACCACGGTGGTTCTCAGGCTTCTGGTTCACCTAATGTGTTTGTAAATGGAATGCCACTTGCAAGGATTGGTGATTCTATTGATTGTGGTAGTACGAATTCATCGGGTTCGGGCGATGTTATTGTAAATTAATTTACTTAATTATAAATATAGTATATTAGGCAGGAAGTAATTTTATGAAACCTTTACGTAGGGAAATAGTCAGGAAGTATAAAGATATTGATTTAGATATGATTGTACATCCACATACAAATGACATTGTTGGAAGATATGATGATGATGCATTGACTGGATCTATTATTAATATTATTAGAACACGTAAAGGTGAAAGGGTTTTCAACCCAGACTTTGGTTCTAATGTGTATAATTCATTGTTTGAACCATTTTCATCTACAACTAGAATTAGGTTAGAAAAACAAATTGAAAATGCTATTGTACAACATGAGCCAAGAATAACATTAAATAATGTAGAAATTAAAGCAGAAGAAGAAAGGAATGCATACCACGTTACGATTGCATATACACCAGTCACAACTGGTATTATG